AATGATCCTATTTTTGAAATTCCCTTTTCAGAGCTGCAGGGACTTTTAAACGAGATGGTCCTCACCTATAACCAAATGGCTGAGATGGTCAGAGATGCCGGCATACTCCGAGGGAGGGAGCTTGCCCGGATGCTCACCAGGGCCTCGGATAGCCTCAAGGCCACAAGATCGCCCATAGAGAAGCTACAACTCATCAATGCCTATATTCGCCAGCTCCTAACCAAGATTCGCGAAGCCCTGAAGACTAGGCCACAAGAAGGCGGGAAGATCGTTCAAGTCTGCTCTAAGATCATGGCAAGAGCGGTGCAAATTGTTGATTACATCAAGACCATAACTCAGGATGATCCCAAAAGAAAGGAGATCGCCCTGGACTCCCAACAGGCCAGGATACTATTCTCAGGTGCCGGTGGTGAGCCTGTGAGCCGCAAGGAGACCATTAGAGCCATGAAAAGGGCCGAAGTCTTGTGGCCAGCTCTGAACTGTGGCCACAGGCCCAACGATGGCCGCCAGACCACACGTCTAACCGCGAAGGTGGAAGAGCTGAAAGATTCTCCAATAATCGGCTACCGTGACCTTTGGCAACGGTCCGGGAAGGATGTATCTCTAAGCTTATAGGGCATTCTAATCAATATAGTCGAAAAATATACAATTAACTTTCATAAACCCAAGAAGGATAATAATCGTTTGATGCTTGCTTTAGTTTACCTGCTAATACCGTTTCGGTTTCGTTTCTATTATAATAGCATACAAATATTATTTCTTTGGCAGGATAGATGTACTTTTCGAACCGTTGCCAAATGAAACGATCAGTTACCAGAAGAGCTATGGCTTAAGGAGGAGTGATTTTTTGCTCGCCTTGGTCGTTCATCCAACAGCCTTCAAAACATTTACGGCCAAGTCCAATGACCCATATTCCTTTGTTAATCCTTATCTTAGCGATAACATCAAATAAATGCAAACTGAATGAATGGACGGTGAAAAATTAATGGATGATACCGACATAAGGATACTAGAAATATTAGCAAACACCCAAGGATACACGCTAAACACAGCGGATATTAATAAACAACTTCAACCACCTATTGATATAGAGGAACTTCAAGATCGGCTGGAGATTATGGAAAATACAACACGATACATTACAACCGATTTTCCTAAACATCTCGGAGATATACGTATCCCACGAGCTGCAAGTACTGCCTCAGGACGACAATTCATAAGAGGAAGAAAAAAGTAAGCCATCTCTTGGGGTGTTGTGGCTGGTTTTCCTATTTCCAGAATTGCCACCAGCCTTTTTTCTGGGCTTCTTCCTGGCCGGGCTTGATCGCGAGCTGGCCCAGACTTTGGACAAGGTTCGCAATCTGGGCCTCATAAAACGCTATCTGTTGATCGCGTGACCTGATCGTGTCCATAGCATGGGCCAAATCTTTCTTTAGAAGGCCCATGTCAATGCGTAATGTTTCTAGTTCTGTCGTTGCCGCTACAAGCTGGTCCTTGAGTGGGCCAAGTTGGCTCGTAAGTTGGCCCATATCAGAGCGTGCCGTTTCTTCTGCGTTTTTTGCTGTTGTAATGTCTCTTTTTAGCTGTTGATTCTCTCTCCACAGCTTCTCGTAATCTGTTTTCTGTTGGGCCAAATCATGGGCCAAGTTGGCCAAATCTGGACCATCTATTGCATCACGGTGGGCCAGGTATTGGGCCACGGCAGAACTTAGCCATTGAGCACGACTGACACCGCTTTTCTCTACCTCCTGATCAATCTGGGCCATGGTTGGGCCATCGAATGGGACATGGACACGCTGCATTGGGCCATCTATGGGGCAAGAAAAATATAGCTTTTCTGGTATCAACTGCAAGGTTGAATTGATCAGTCAGCCCGTAAAGCTCGTAGACCAGGGCATGAAAAAAAGATTTAGCTAGGATATATGGATCGAATTCAGTAGTGCTGTCGTGCCGCTATCCCAAGGGAAGGTCGATATTATGGTAACGGTGAACCGCTCTCTCCCCCATGATGGCTGGTACATTGCCATATAGCTGATGGCACCTGCTTTGCTTATTTTAGCGATGTTACCTTTAACGCCGTCTATATCCCTTACTGAAGTTTCCTCTACAACATAACCTAACTTATAAGCACGATCAGATACTTCCTGTGATGCTAATCCCGTGCCTTGTTGTTTTTCCTCCAGTTGAATGGAGGCTTTATGCCCAGATGTGTCAGTCACATTAACATAATAATATGTTATTTCTACTCCCGATAAGCTTTCTATCGTCTTTGGGGACGGAATGTCTGTTTTGAAAACAGTTCCTCCCATGTTGAAATCGATCTTGAAATCATTCCCGATGGAATAATGTTCGCCTGCTGCCGGGGCAATGATGCACATAGCCAGCACAAACAAAACAAAGGCAGCAACCAATTTATTTACAAATTTCATCATCAATCCCTCCTTATCTTATTTCAAGATTGTAAGATCTAAACGAAAAACCTTTGGGTCAGAGGGAGAGCCGCTACTTTTCTTATGTAACGGGCCTGGTCTTTTCTTAGTTACATAAGAACTCCCCGGCCCACTGGTTTCAGAGCGTGTACTTTCTAAACTGCTCTACAGCATCTAAGTCATTGACGACAGTCATTTGCTTTATAGCGTATTCTGTAGTGGTGCCGTCCTTCCTGAGATAATCACCAACAGCATACGCCTCTTTGCATACCACCTTAGCATTACTCTGAGTCCATGCGCCTAGATTGTTCATGAAAAGGGCATTGACATCCTCCCATCTGCAAAAGAAGTCTGCATAAGAATGCTGGTAGATATCTGCTAAACCCGTATCGATGCACGTTATCTTAACCTGGCAATCGAGGTTTGCCGTAGTAATGGTGGGAAGCACTGTCAAGTTAGTGGTGGTGGTCTTGGTTGCAGCAACGGTAAACGTTATCACTTCGGCATTCACGGTGACTGTACCGGCTACGTCACTATGCGCACCATTGACAGAGACGGTAATCTTGCACCTGAATGTCACTGTTGGGGCCGTATTGGTTAGGACCAGAGGAGACGGGGCGCTCAGGTTGTTATAGAGTTGCCATAGCACGGATGTCTTTTTCTCGCCCACCTGGTTAAGGTAGTCATCGATCATCATACGATCGGCACTCCTGCGGCTATGTAGGGCCTCATCATCTGCCTTGCCATGCGGGAGGTAAGGGTGGGTTGCCCAGGAGCTGGGGCGAATGTCTCTGATAGATCCAGCATCCTAAATGATGCTACTCCCTGATCCTGTAAAGATCTGCGGGAATTACTGCCTGTGGTAATCAGCTCTAATGCTTCTTCGCAGCATGCATCAATTACCGCCTGAGGGACCGTCACCCCATCACCCATAAAGCCGCCTCTCGCCAGCGGGATATAACGAGGAAATTGATTAACCTGAGTAGCTGGGTCAGCCTTCCACCCCTTGAGCGGCAGGCAGTTGATAGCCTGGGTTGCCATGTGCAGAGCACTCTCCATATCTGCATCCGTAGCGGTTAGGAATGCTGTTGCATAAAGTCGAGTGGCGAAGTAGGTTTCTGCATCGTCATGGGTTATGTAATCTGCCGTATATATCACCTCCAAAAAATATGTGCTGCCCCATCTTAGGGCAGTAATACCAGGGCAACAGAGCCACGTGTAGCGTTGCTGTCAATGAGGACAGTCTCATTGAACTGCTTAAACCTAGAACTTTCAAACGGTCCAAGGATGTAAGTAGCATTCGCCGGAAGCTGGAAGAGTGCATCCCCAAGGGCCTCTCTCCAATACTCACCAGCAACCACTGTTAGGTTAATGCCGGCAGTTGTGGTTATGGTGGAAGTATTCACTATGAGGATCTGTTTGCCATCTATGGACGCATTGAAGTAATGGCCAGCCGTGCCGATGGCATACCACCCAACCGCCTCCTGCCCGTTAGCCACGCCTACGGTTGGCTCGATTACAGAGCGTACCCCAAAGGCGCTGGTGGATAGCAACAGCATACTTACCAGCAAAAGGGTAATGGCTTTCATTCAAGCCACCGCCCTTGCAGTCAGGAGAGCCATGCAGGTAGGACGAACCACCTTAGCGCCAAAGAGATGCAGTCCCTTAACCGCGTCGCTGAAGGAGTCGGGCGGCCTGTAGCCTTCGACCTTGCGGATCTGTTCGGCATAGGTTGCAGCCATGCCGTGTCCGGCTATGATCTCGCTGTTATCCTTGCCCTCGGAGGTTATGACAGGGACATTCAGGGACTCCAGCACATCGAAGCCAGCCACCCTGGACACAAAACCATTTCTCAGAGCCTCAGGGCTGCCGGAAGCACTGATGTTAGTGAACCGCTCGTCTTTTGCAAGCTCTCCGGTGTACCAGGGGGGTATGATAACCCATCTGCCGGTCTTGGGGCATTTCGCCTCAGAAAGTTTGGTACCAAGATCTACCAGGTAATCATATGCTGTAGTTCCGGCAGTCGCATTAGGAACAATTGCACCGGCATCAGAATCCGTGCCGATCTTGTTTCCAGCGGGCACCCCATCATACAGAAGGTCTGCAAGGTACATCTCGGCAGTGTCGGTCAGATCATAAGAAGCCTGCTCCATTGCACCGGTCATGATCTTAGGAGTCTGCTGGGCGGCATCAACGTCGTCTACTTCAAAGTTGAAGTAATTGCCCTGGTCTATCGTGAGCGAGGTTTGGGCATCCGAGAGGGTGTCAGGAGCCACAATGGGCATGTTCTTGACATAGGGCCTGATAGTGACTGGGCCTATTCCATTGATTTTGACTACGGAACCTTGCCCGCTAATCTCGCCCGTGTAGTCACGATTCATTACGCCGGCCTGAGTAAAGACCTGATCCTTCTTCAGGCTCGCCAGGAGCTTTGCGCTCCAGATGGACGATATAAAGTTGTTTACAGTCATAAAATCACCTAAGCGAACCATCGGCCAATTGAGCCTCAATGGTTGGCCAATTCTTTGTGATATCCTCCGGTTTCATGCTATCCACCTGCGAACGCGTGTAACGCACTGGTGCCGGTATAGCCGGATTCGTTACCGCACCTATGGCCGGGCCGGGTCCGATGGACGACACCATGATCTTCATGTTTGATCTGATTTCATCCTCAGTTTTGCCCGTTATGAGTGGGATTAATCCCTCGGGAAGATTAACTTCTTTAGCGATTTTATGCCTAAGTTCTACATCTTCCTTTAGTGATGCTTTAGCCTCTAATGCCTGTCTGGTGGTTTGCTCGGATAAGAGAGACGCTTTAAGGGCAGTGTTTTCAGCCATCAGAGCCTCATTATCTCCTCTCCTGGTTCTCTCTTCTCTGAGTCTATCCGATACGAATCGATCCACAT